TATGTTATCAATTCCTCCAGCTGTAACACAAGGAGCATACACAACCGATCTCCGTAAGGTATTACTTTATTGTGATACTATTAATCTACCTGGTCAGTCATTTGCTACCGCGGAAGCTAAGACATTTGGCGAAATAAGAGAGATGCCTTATCAAAGATTGTTTGACCCTATTACAATGACGTTCTTTGTAGATAACGCAATGACTGTCAAGTTATTATTTGATTCTTGGTTAGGAGCTGTAATTAATCCGCAGTCAAGAAACATTAATTACTATAAAGACTATATCTCAGATATTGTGATATCAGTGCAAGATATAAATGAAAAAAGTCGTTATGAACTAACAGCATATCAATGTTATCCAAAGACTGTGTCTGCTATTCAGATGGACTATGCTTCTAAGGATGTAATGAAATTGACAGTTACTATGGTGGCTAAGTATTGGGAATCTAGTTCTGCTATTCAAGTTACTCAGGATAGTTCTGTACAAAGAATTCCAAGCACTTATTTTACAAACTTTAACAGTTTCCAAACTGGAGTTCAATCATTTACAAATAATCGCAATACATTATTACCCAATTTCGGTACAGGGTCTGGTGTATTGAATATGTTTTAGGAGAGATTAATGGCGCAGCAATACAAAAAAGGAGTAAGCCAAAATGCTTACCAACATTTACAAGAAGCAGATACTAATGGAGACGGTTACGTAAGTAGCGAAGAACTAGCAATGTATCTTGAATTTAAACGTAGAGAGCTTGAAGATCAAGATGCTCAACGTGATGCTATGCGTAAGATGACATGGTTCGCTCTATGGGGTATGTTACTCTATCCAGTAACTATCGTTATTGCTTCATGGTTAGATGTAGATGATGCAGCAACTATTATTGGTAATATTGCTCCTACATACTTTGTTGCTATCTCAGCTTTAGTGGCAGCTTTCTTTGGTGCTAATGCATACTCAGCATCTAAAAAGTCAGATGGACAACAAATGCAAATGCCGATGCCTACAAGACCGACACCAGCTGCTCCAACACCGCCAGCGCCTCCAAGCGTAGAGGATTATAGTGAACCAACAGTTGAGTCTGCTCCAGAAAGACCAACGCCAAGAAGGAAGATAATGTAAATGAATCCAGATAATAGCTTGTCTAAGGTGTTCGATGTCGAACCTCTTAAACAAGGTGAGGTTGCTAGTACAGGTACAGAAGTTGTACCTGAAAATAAAAAGATTGAAGAGAATATAGATTATGACTACGATGTAAGTAGAAACAATCTACATAAACTATTGAATCAGGGTCAGGATGCTTTATATCATGCTTTGGAAATAGCCAAGCAGTCTGAGCATCCAAGAGCCTTTGAGGTTGTAGGTAATCTCATGAAACAGTTGGCTGATACTAACGAACAGCTACTTAAGTTATCTGAGAAGAAACAAAAGATGGACGCTCCAAAACACGTTGAGCAGAGTCCATCAAAGCAAGTGACGAACAACAACGCTATATTTGTGGGGAGTACAAGCGAGTTGAGTAAGTTAATTAATAATATGAATAAAGGAGAATAGTATGGCATTACCAATGAACAGTACGCCAACGTATACACTTACAGTTCCATCAACTAATGAGTCTGTTAAATATAGACCATTTTTAGTTAAAGAAGAAAAGGCTCTTTTAATAGCAAATCAATCAGAAGATCCAATAACTATGGTTGAAACACTTAAAAATGTAGTTAATGATTGTATCATTGATAAAATAGATATTAATCGTTTAGCGACTTTTGATTTAGAATACATATTTACTCAGATTAGAGCTAAATCTGTAGGCGAAATTGTAGAATTAAATGCAAAATGTGATACATGTACTGATGAAAAAGCAGTTGCAAGTGTTAAAGTTGATTTAACTACTTTACAAGTAGAAAAAAATCCAGAACATAATAGAAAAATAGATCTATTTGGAGATGTTGGTATTGTACTAAATTATCCAAATATAGACTTAATTAAGAGGTTAGATGCTGTAGATGCTAGTGATGTGGATCAAATATTTGATATAGTTACTAATTGTATTGATTATGTTTATACTGCAGAAGAAGTATTTCATGCAAAAGATCAATCTAAGGAAGAACTTACAACATTTCTTAATAATTTGACTAGTGAGCAGTTTATGAAGGTTCAAAACTTCTTTGCTACTATGCCTAGACTTAAGCATGAAATTAAATATGTATGTCCAGTATGTAATAAAGAACATGCTAAAATGTTAGAGGGCCTTCAAAGTTTTTTTTAATTAATCTCTCTCATGATTCACTTATGAATTTTTATAAAGTGAATTTTGCAATGATGCAATATCATGGTTATACATTAGAAGATTTAGAAAATATGATGCCTTTTGAGAGAGAAATTTATGTTGCTATGTTGATTCAATACTTAGAAGAAGAAAAGAAACGAATAGATACTCAGAGGTAATAAATGGCAAATTCACCATTAACAGGCGGGGATATAAAACAAGGTTTAGATAAAGCATTGGCTGCTGGTACTATAACAGGTGCTCAGTATAAAAAGAGTCTTGCCTCCTTACAGGGAGCTGGATATCAGGCTGGAGATCAATCTGAGCAGCTAAAAAAACAAAACAAAACCCTTGAAAAAGGCTTAAATGCAAAAACTGGTGATGGTCTCAATAGTAATGTTATTAAATTATTTAAGGAAGTAAAGAAAAATAATGAATTAACTAAGTCTCAAATGAAGACGATTATTGAGCAAAATAATCAAAAACGTGAATTTAAAACTATGGGTCAGCGAGTTCAAGGTAAGATAGAGAATGTTAAAGACTTTTTTACTCTTAGAGGATTTTTAGATAAAACTGGAATATCAAAACGCGGTTCTGGCGGTATGTTCTCTGAGTATTTAGATGCTAGAGAAGATCGTCAAAAATATGCAAAGGCTAGAGAGGCAGCAGGCGATCCAACATCTAAATTGTATGGAAAATCAGGTGCTAATGCTATATTTCAAAATCAAAGAAAAGAACAACAAGAATTAACAAGACAAGCAAATCAAAATCAACGTAAAATAGATGAATATAAACGATTAGGTATTAGCGATTCTGTTATTGAAAAATCTCCTGAATCTAAAGCATTAGAAGTTATTGCTAAAAAATTAGCAAAAGTTGATCCTGCATTAAGACCTCCTGGCTATAACCCATCTACAAGCAAAGTATCTGACACAATACAAGATAGATTATTATCTCCAAAAGAAAAATCAGGATCTAAAAAGAATCAAGATGATAATAGATTTTTAGAAAAAGATCTAGAGCAAGATAATTATCAAGATCAACAATTATCCACATTAAAAGATATTGAAGAAAATACACGACCAGATACAAAATATAGTAAAAAGGGTGGAGGAGATGGTAAAGGTATTTTTAGTGGATTGATGGGTGGATTAGGAAATGCTGGAGATAGTCTTAAAAAATTAGGCATTGGTATGATAGCTATGGCTGGTGCTTTATGGATTGCTAGTAAATCATTTAAAGCATTTGGTGATTTAGATTGGGGATCTATAGGTAAAGGCTTAGTAGTTTTAGGAGGAATGGTAGCTTCTGCATTATTACTAGACAAAGCAAAAGGGAAGATTCTTGGTGGTGCATTAGCTATAGGAGCTTTAGGTTTAGTTCTTTGGGGAATATCTGCGGCATTTAAAGAATTCTCATCACTTGATTGGGAAACTATTGGCAAAGGCTTTGCCGCAATTGCAGGTTTAGGGACTATTGCAGCAATTGCAGGTTCAGCAGCCCCATTATTACTAGTTGGTGCAGTTGCTCTTGGTGCAGTTGGATTAGCACTACTTCCATTTGCTAAGGCTATGCAGATGGCTGGACCAGCAATGATAGATTTTGCTGCAGGTTTAGAACGATTGCAAAATTTAGATGAAAACAAATTATCTAAGATAGGAACTGCACTTAAAACATTTAATGAATTCCCATGGTTAAGAGCTACAGCATTTGTTGCTGCAGGTGGTTCTATGAGAATGATAGATGGAAGTACAGTTTATAATGCTTCTAAAACAAATGCTGATCAAAAAGCAGCTAATGATGCAAGTAAATCAACAGGAAATAATAATAACATAGTGAATGCTCCAACTACTATTAGTAAACAGTCAACTAATAATCTACTTAAAACTAATATAAGAGATGAAGACGTTTCTCTTAAATCGTTTTATAGATCCAGATACTCCACATAAAAAAGGGAGCCGAAGCTCCCTTTCTTTTTAACATCAATTAAGCCTCATCAGCGATCTTTTGAAAGAAAGACATATCAAACTCTGAGTCATCATTAATCTCAGGAGCTTTTGCTACTGGAGCTGGAGCTGATTGATATGATGGAGCTGGAGCCGCTGTAAATGTCTTAGGTTCTACTATAGGCAATGGATCATTCATCATAGATTCTGCAGTTTGAGTTGCAGGAGCTCCAGAAAGAACTGAATCCAATTTAGTTTTTAACTCATCATAAGTCTTAAAGTACTTAGAGCGATCTAAGAACTCAGATAACTTATGTTGTTTGTTAACAACTTCTAAGATTGCCTCATCGCTTGAAGCGACTGGAAGAGGTTCAGTAAATGTTGATTCATCATAGTTAGGATAACCTTCAACCGTACGCATACGAAGTTTAAAGTTAGCACCTTCCCATAAGTCAAATACATTAACTGGTTTTTCATCTTCAAATGTAGGTTTTGCTTTATTCATGATCTTATCAAAGATCTTTTTACCAAACTTGAACAGTTTAACTTGACCTTCATTTTCTGGATGTTTAGGATCTGAAACAACGAGTACGTTTGCAATAAAATGTAAACGACGTTTTTGTTTACGAGCGATCTCTTTGTTAGCTTCTGAACCTGAGTTCCATAATTGACTATTAAGTTGGCCAACTGGATCATCTTCACCAAATGTTGATAATGAATTCTCGATGTACCAACGACCTGTAGGGCCTTGGAATCCATGTGAGAAGATTTTTACCCATGGTAGTTCATCACCTTCTACTCTTGGTAGAAAACGAATAACTGCAGAGCCATTGCCTGCTTTATCTTTTTCTAGTTTCCAAAAGCGATCGTCTTCGAATGATTTTGAATCAGAACCGGGATTTGAGATCTTGTCGAATGCTGAAGCAATTTTGCCAAAATCTTGATTGCGCTGAGCGCGGAGTGTATTTAAGTCCATCGTATTTTCCTCGTATTAAAAGTATATTAGTATTAAATGTGTATAGAGTAAAACTTCTACTCATTTTATTTATACATCCCACATTAAAGAATGTTTAAATTCTAAAAATATTTTTTGAATCTTTTCATGATCATACTTGACGAAACCTCTTAACTTTTCTATTCGTCTAAGCTCGTCTTCTAACATAACCGATCTAGAATCCATCTTCCAGTTGGCTATAATATCCTGTTCTAAGTTAATAATATGTAGTGTCTCAATAGAAACCTGTTTGCCCAGATACATCTTTAATAGATATGGATAGTTATTATCAAGGAAGTAAAACATTCCCGCCATATCTAACTTATTCTTTTCAGCTTCTAATTGAACTGAATCTAGATCAGATTTAAACAGATGCGTAATAGATTCTTTACGCCTCTTCCATACGATATAATTTTCTTCACTTTGTTCCATGCCGTATACCATATCAGTATTACCATAGGCAAAGTTAGAAACAAAGAACTGAATTAATTCTTGATCTGTATCATACTTTCTTGCAAGCTTTTCAAACATGTACCTATCATTGCGGGCATTAAATGCTTCAAAAGATCCTTTGATGTTACCTCTATTCTGAAATACATCAAACTTATCTTTACTAAAATGTAGTTTCAAGGCAACATAGTACCTGAATGCCTTGTACCCTGTCATATATCAAGCGTGCCCTTCTTAGGAAGCAGATTCATCTCAATCATATTAAGTTCGATCTTCTGTTTAAGATTCTTATTAATCATAGAACTGATATCTTCTGGATCAATAAAGTTCTGTTCACAATAAAGTAATACTGCATCCATATGACTAATATTTTTCTCTGCTACAATACTTTCTATATACAGAGCAAACTCATTAGTTGTCTTAAATATTTTGCCTTCCATTAAATAATTCCTAAATAATAGTTGGCAAGCTTAAGATCTTTTTTAAGATCAGTATACTCAGCGTATTTGTCGTTATAAGCCTTCCATTCAGGCGTAGACTGATCGTCAATAGATGCATTAAGTTTATCATCAAACACTTCTAAATATTCCTCAAAGAACTGATCTAGTTCCTTTTGTTTATTTAAAAGGTCAGACTGAACTTGTTTAAGTTTTTCTACG